GCGACGCCCGTCACCAACACATCTGCATTGGCCGTCGTCGCAACCGACCCAACAAAGCCCGTCGCAGATACCCCAGTCACCAGCACATCTGCATTGGCCGCAACCGTGACGTTGCCTAACTGCATCGTGCCCACAACGCCCGTCACCAGCACGTTGGCGTCGCCCGTCACCGCAACGCTGCCCACAGCGCCTGTGGCCGACACCCCAGTCACCAGCACGTCCGCGCCGGCCGTGATTGTTACCTGGCCGAGCTGCGTCGTGCCCTGAACGCCTGTCACCAGCACGTTGGCGTCAGCCGCAATCGTGACGCTGCCCACAGCGCCTGTGGCTGATACACCCGTTAGAGAAACATTGGCGTCGCCCGTCACCGCGACAGTGCCGACTGCCCCTGTGGCCGACACGCCAGTAACCGCGACGTTCGCGTCGCCTGTGACGGCGACCTGGCCCAACAAGGCGCTCGCAGAGACGCCTACCAGGGTGACATTTGCATCACCCGTCGTTGCAACCGATCCGACCTCGCCCGTGCCAGTGGGAAGAGCCGCAAGGCTCTCGCCCCACGGATCGTCACCCCAGCCTACGCCGGAAGCATTCCACCCTTGGAACGCAACGGTTGCATCAGCCACCTACACTCCTTAGGCGATCCGAATGATCGCACTGGTCGAGTCGGCAGTGGGGAAGATGATCGTGAACGTGCCGTTGGTCGAGGTCTTCGCCCCGCCAAAGTCCAGAATACAGACCGACGGGTCGCCCGCCGCCGAGTCGTTGTAGATCATCGCGCCAAAGGCCGTGATCGTCGCACTCGTAAACGACAGGTCCGCGAAGTCCGTGAACGCAGTCGTCCCCGAGCTCGTGGGCGTCACGTTGGTCAACGCGCCACCGCCTGCTGAGTACGTGCCTGAGGCGCTGACCTCGCCCGAGGCCGTGTACGCCGTGGTCGCAGCAGTAAACGACGGCGTGTTGTCGTAAAGCGCCAGCTTGAACGTGTTGCCAGTGCTGGTCGTGAAGTTGTGCACAGCCCTCATCAGCTCGACCTTGAAGCTGGTGCACATGAAATTGCCCGAGAACGCCATAGCTACTCTCCTAACAGATGGACCAGCTCAGGATGCCCTGCCTCATGAAGGCGCTGCGCAATCGTTGCTCGGTCTTGCTCAACAGCTTCCTTCAGATAGAAGGAAACCACGTGTTTCACGGCTTCCTTGAAAGCCCGCGCCTGCTCGCGCACCGCCGGGTGCGACTGATCCCCGACGTAAATGATTTTGTCGGCCGCGCGCTGCGCCAGTTCGTCCACAGACCACCCGCGCGCCTGCGTGGTGACAACCTGCACCCCACCTACCATCACGGGAGAAGATACGCTGATCATGGCCCAGGAGACTCCGACTTGACGGGAATACGTATCATGCCATCACGGTACTCGTCGCGGCGACGACGGCCCTGCTGCTCGATGCCCAGACCCTGCAACGCCTCTTTGTACGCGCCCTTGAAGTAATTCAACATCTCACCAGGGCCCTTGGTGTAGCTGTACGCCTGGATCAAACACGCATACAAGAGCGCTTCCGGCGCGTTCGTGCTCACCCAGGTCGTCGGATTTGTCGAAGACAACTGCGGCGGCCGGTAGATGTAGCCAAGCTCGGCCGTGTAGCCAGAGTTGGGCGTCGGCGCAACGTAGAACGTGTTCTGATCCCACACCGAGTAGTACTTCGGCACGCCCGTGGCCGAGCCATCGGGCCAGTACTCCTTCATGAACGACGTGTCGCGGAAATCCAAGAACACTTGGTCCCCGCTGACCGTGATCATCAAGTACCGATGCGTCAGGATGTCGGTGGGCGCGGTCAAAAACTTGTTGCCCTGCGTCAGATTCCCCGAGACTTCTTGCTTGAACACGTCCAAATCGATCTCGCGAAGAATCTGGTTCTCCGCCATCGTGATGAACGTGTTGATCACCGAGTTCGTGAAGACGTTGCTCCCCACTTCGGTGTAGTTGCGAATGTTGGTGACCAGCTCATCGTAGGTCATGACGTGCTCACTGTGACAGACCCAACGGAACCCAAGGCAATGAGCGCTTGGCCCTGCACATAAGGCCGCATGTCGTTAGTGCCGCGCGCACTGCCAAAGCTCTGAAACGCTGTAAAGCCTGGCGCACCCACGAACACGGACACAGGCTCGATACGGTCGGGCCGAGGATCACGCAACGCGATCGCATCTCCGCGATAACGAAGCGGTTCAAGCTGCGGCTCCTTGGGCTCGTAGTCGTCTGGGCAGACCATGTAGCCTTCCCAGTTCTTGCGCAAGGTGTTGTACGGATACCGCTGTCCGCAGAAGTCACAGAGCGCAAGAGAGTACTTGCCGGTTGCATAGGCCACTTCACACCCCTAAGTCCGGCACGAACTGCACGCTGGCAGTGTCCCGGTCTTCCAAGGCCGCCCGCTGGAAATCCTCGTCGTAAATGGCCTTCATCGCAGCCGAACGCTCCGGCGCGAACTTCAGCGACAGATAGTACGCGAGGCCTGAGGCCAAACAAGGCAAGAATCTGAAGTTCACGTCCGCCGTGTTCGTGTAATCCCCCGCATCCTGGATGCGACGGATGCGGTAGTACACGAAGGTGTAGTTCTGATCCGCTGCGGGATAGAAAAAGACCTTCGGCACGTTTGTACGTTGGACGTAAAACTGCGCGGGACGCGCCTCCGAGGTCTTGTTCGGCACGTTCAGCCAGTCCTCGCGACTGATGCGCTCGATGTAGACGTCAGTGTTCGTGCCTTGGCTGTTCTGGCGAATGATCGCCTCCAACACGTTCACCGTGTCGGTCGGCAACGTGATCTCGTTGACACCCTGCGTCAACGAATACGTCGCCTGCTCAATGGTCCAAAGGTTCAAGCCACGATTGGCCCAGTCCAAAAAGAGCAGATTGAGCGAGCGACGTGCGGTACTGAGCTGATATCCGCTCTGCGGCCGCATGCCGCAACGCTCAAACGCCTCTTCAACAAGGTCGTCAATCGACAGATTGAAGTCAGTGGTGCCAGAGGTGGCCATTTAAGAGCACATCCCGCCTTTGCGATAGCCCTTGACCATGCCACCGCCCATGTAGCCTTTGGCCATCCCACCGCCCATGTAGCCCTTGACTTTCTTGCCCATGGCCATGCGCTTGTGCTGATTGATCGCACCGCCCTTGGACATCATCACAGGACCCGTCTTTTTGCTGGTCTCAGAGACCATCTTGTTGGCTGGACCGCTTTCCACGGCCCCACCGCCACGCGTCGCGCAGCCCATTCCACGTCCGGCCATGATTATTTCCCCTTCTTCATCGCGCGACCGCGTGCATCAGCGGTCTTGGTCTTCATGGCACGGCCCATCTTGTCCGCCATGCCGCCCTTTTTCATCTTGCCCACGCCATCGGCCGCGAAAGAAGGCACCATCTTGCCGCCCTTTTTGACCATCTTCATCTTGCCCATCATCGCACTACCCTACCTTTCGGATTTCGTCCAGTTTTGCTTCCAGGCGGTTGAACCGCTGGTCCACATGGCTCAAAAACTTGTCAAACCGATCATCCACTTCTCGCCGTGTGACGTGATCCCGCGCGACTTCCTCGCGCGTCCGATTGAGCAGGATGCCGAGCCGGTTCAGCTCATCAAACTTGCTCTTAATCAGGAAGGCCAAGACGCCCACGATCGCTGTCAGCACGATGTTCCAAATCATCATTTCCACAGCTCAACATCTCCATCGCCTGCGTGCCTGCCGGATACGGCTATTCGGGTCTTTTGCTGCCTCGGGATACATCTTCATCTGCCCCTCGGACCGTGCACAGTACGACGCACGGCGCTTTGCATCAGCAGGTGACGGTTTTTTCTCCGTCACCGCCGTTTGCAGCTTGCTACCAGGGTTGGCACGCCGGTAAGCGGCCACCCCCTTCTTGGTCATGCCAGCACCTTGCTTGGTGGGTCGGAAATTACCCGACTTCACCGAAGTTTTGATGCCCATGCCCTTTTTGGTAGCCATTACGCAGCAGCCCCGCCCTCAAAAAGCAGCGTCACACTGGTGATCTCGGCCGAGCTGAGATCGATGTAGATCCCGTTCTCAAACAAGATCCCCATGTCGGGGATGATGAGATCCTGCGAGCCGATTGCTGCGGGCGACGACAACGTCAACTTGGCCGTGCCACCACTCGTGCTCCCGTCCTTGAGAGTGATCGTGGCGGAAGTGGCCGTGTGCGTGTAGTACAACCCCAGCAAACGCGTGCGGCCGGAAACCGCTGCCGCAGCAGCAGTCTTCCGTACCGACTGGATGTTGCTGAAGCTCATGACGGCCTCCTATTAACGGGTGGCCGCTGCGAACATGTAGTCAACAGTGGTCGTCCGAGTCCCCGTGGCACTGCCCGACAGCGACATGGCGGCAAGCGCCAGCTCGGTCGTCGGGATGTTGGTGCTGTGGTAAGCAACCTGAGTGCGGTCGATGTAGAAGAACACCTGGCCCGTGCCCACGACCCGAATGCCCAGCGTCACGTACGTGTCGTCAACCAGGTCAATGCCCGAGTCCGTGGAGGTCTCGGTGCCACCCGACTCGGTCTTGCACAGGATCGATGCATTGCCGTCGTCGATCTGGAAGCAGATCCGATCGGCAGCGGTCAGCATGTTCTCGGGGTTGGTCGCAAAGTTCACCGTCAGGCCCACGCAAATGTCGGTCTGATCAGCGTCGTTGCACTTGATTTTGGTCTCAAACCAAAGCGACTTGTCCGCTTGCGCCTTGAAGATCTCGTTGCCCTGAACCGACGCGCCGTCGTTGTCGGTCGTAGCGGCAGAGGTCAGCTCGAGAACGCCATTGACGATGTCCGCGCCGATGCCGGCCGAGGCTCCAGAGTCTTTGACCACGGTCCAGTCATTGGTCGAATCCAGCGCAACAGCCGTGAAGTCGTCCATGTACGTGACGACGTCGGTGTCAACAGCGGTGGTGAGATCGGTGCCCCAGGCACCGGTTGCGCCTTTTCCAGAGTACTGGAGCGGGCCGGAGTAATGGGTAGCAGCCATGATTTTCCTCACATGCGAGTTGCAGTGCGCCTGTCTGCATGTCGTCAGCCGGGACTGTCAGACGCACCGAGAATGACCCCGGAATGCCCTCAATATACTCGATGTTGAGGGAAAGAAAAAGGGGGCCGAAGCCCCCTTTTTCTAGGCCATCAGGCCCCCGGCGATCCGAACAAGCCGCGCGGATCACTAAAGCCGAAGCTGTAGCGCTCGCGAGCCTTGTAGCGGACGTTGCCAGTGTCGAAGTCGCCTTCGAAACCGGTCTTGATCGCCACGCGCGAGAACATCTTCATGCCGTTGGGCGCGTCGGTTTTTATGAACCAGGCATCCGGATCAGTAAGGAAGTGGTTCACGGTGTAGCCCTGCGGAACCATGCCCATGTTCCGAACCGCATTGATGTCGTTGTCGGCCGTGCCAACACGAAGCGTGGACTTCATGATGCGGTCGGCGGTAAACATCAGTTCTTTCGGGATGATGAGCTTCAGCCCCTGAACAGCGATCTTCAGGCCACGCTCGTCCGTGAACGCGGCGATGTCGATCAGCGCTTGCTCAAGCGAGGTCTCAGACAGGTCAGCCGGAACGGTCAACTCGTTCTTCAGGTCCGGGCCGCCCAGAGTCGGGTGGTCCAGGGCGCAAAGAGGCTTGCCGTCACCGCCGATCGAGGTGTCGAACGCGCCATTGAGCACGGCCGCCGCCTTGATCTGCTTGGTCTGCGACATCGAACGGGCCAGGGCACGGGTGTAACGCGCAGACAGACGATCGTAGAGGTTGTCCTCCACG